CTTTCACATCATGTAATTCCGGTACTTCTTTACGATGGTTACCCTGCCCTGTGCCATAGTAGGCTTGTTCCCATTGTGTCTTCATCCTGTGGCATTGCCTGCAGATAGTTGCAAGGTTATCAATGCTTGCCATACGTTGCTCGTCATATTCAATCGGCACAATGTGGTCAACTGTTCGGCTATTAGGTCGACCACAGTATCGACATACATAATGGTCACGGTCTAGCACCTGTTGTCTTAACACTGCCCATGTTCTTGTCTTGTAGAATTGGTATTGCTTAGACTTAGTATCATTACGATAACGTGTTACGTTATTGTACTTACGCTGATACTGCTTGCTATGTGCTCTAGCCCAGCGTTGCCGATTAGCTAGGTATTCTGCTTCATGTTCATGATGCTTAGCACAGTAATGATTAGGCAACTGTACCATCGCATGACATCCTGGTTGTCTACATCGTCTGAACCTAGACATCTTCAATCACCGCTACTATAAAGTAAATAAGTAATATCAACAGTATGAAACCTATATAGATCAAAGCTGGTAATAGAACTAACCACCAGCTCCAGTTAACTACTCCTGCTAACTTAGCCGCTACAAACATAGCAGTTAATATAATCATTAACCATTTCATTATGTGCATCCCCTTTATTAACGTATAGATAACAACAAAATATTGAAAGAATCTTATTTATTTTTATGTACTTTAAAAGCTGGCAAGCGTTGACCTGTCAGCTTTTCTTTTTGTTTACGATGTCGTTCAGCTCGGCACAACATCATGTACTCTTGTTTACTTGCTACCAAGCCGAATCGTTTAGTCTGAAACATTACAGTGACCTCACAAACTTATGGAAATTACGGTGAGCACGGTTGCATTTCTCAATTGGATTGTTGTTCCATTTTAATTCTCGAATAATTCTTTTATCATTTTTCTTAGTCCAATTTTCTAACCACACGTGTTTCATCTGCGCAATGATTTCATCAGCTTTGAACATGCACGCCTCAACTTCATATGATGACGACAAGCAATCTAGCGAACTGTTTACATCATCGTCATTGCATTCATCGATATGCACTTCCATCATTGGTGCATCGGTCGTGTTTTGTTTTGCATAGAAGACTAAGCCGTTATCCATATGTATTCCTCCAAACAAAAAAGCCCTTGGTTTTCCACACCAAAGGCGCTCCAACAAGCGATGTTGCATTCACACCAATATATAGAATCTAAATATATTTTGTGGTGCTTGCTGAAGCTCGTAAGCAATCGAGTGTGTTGTTTTTCATAGCAAGGAGGAGTCTTTCAACTCCTTTAATTGATCTGATTACTTACTATGCTAAGAGCCGGAATCGAACCGGACTTCATGCGCAGGCTTCCGTTGAATCGCATAAAATTTCCACCTGTGCTCTCGCCAGAGAACGTTAGCGACAGAGAGTTTGTGAAAAGCAGGTGACTATCAACTCCTTTAAATTGAATTGAGTGTCATCTCTATCTCTCTGCTTGAAGCACTGTTAAACATTAAAAGAGGAGGCTATTTCATCTCCTTTAATTTCTTGTGCTTCAGTATGGAAGGCAAAATTACTTTGGAGGTGCTAGCTTCACCTCCATATATTTTTTGCCTTCCAAAGTGAACACCGGGAACTGCCCCCGCAAGCGTTGTCGCTTGGTGTCTACTTTCACGTATTCACATAATCAGAACCAATTAACTACCGCACCCGGTCGTAGTTTTCCGCCTACTCCTGTAACGGACGTTAGTGTTCTGAATAATTGTAATCTTCTAGCCGCTGAGTAAGATTACAGCACTCTTTTGCTGATAACAGCACGGCTACCGTGAGACTAGCAGAGCCGGCATATAATTTATTGTATAACGACGCTCATCGCATTAATTTACTTCTGAAAGGAGGAATCCAATGAATGTAATCTTGAATCCTTACATACTTCTTATATGCTAGTCTCAACGCGGATTATGGAGCTTGCATCCATCCGTCGGCTGACCCGATCCGCACCTATATAAATTATTCAAAGAGATGAACACTTTGTGGCTGTTCAGGCCATGTCTTAATCTTTCGACACTACCATTTAATCATTGATTTTCGTTCCAAACACGCCAACCTTGCGCCACTTTTGCGCCAAAAGTACGCCAGATTTACGCCAAAACACGAACCGAAGGATCACGGATAATCTTCACGGCTTCCCACAAAGCCCGTCGTTGTAAGCGGTCAAGGGTCCTGCTTGATAAGTGAAGCTTGATTCCGACTTCAACCTTAGTCCATCGATGATAAACAAAACGCATTGCCAGAATATCAGCATAAGTTTCATATTCGTCACCCCACGAGTTCATTTCATCAATCACCCATTCGCGAGATTTCCACTCGTATTGAGCATTAACATAGTTAACCATTGCGCTATCAGGGTCAACACGATCACCTTTAGGCATACCATCCAAACTGGGAGAACCAAGTCGTGGCTTTAGCTGACGTGCTTTAGCTTTCCAATCGTGATATTGCAAAAGATACTGTTTAGCCCGTTTAATAGACTCATCTTGATTTAAGTTTCCATAAACGCTCTGCACGTCCACACGCTCCCTTGTGATATAATTAATATTGTTAAATTATTTTGGAAGCGCTCTATGTACAGGGTGTTTTTTTATTTTTAGCGGTCGTACTCATCGACTTCTTCATATTTAACATTGGGGTGATTAACTCCATCAACTTCAATCGTTAAAGTATGATTTAAATCATTCATTGCGACTACATGACCACGCTGATTTTTATATAAGACTGGTCCACCCAGAGTGAATTTATTTGATAGTTGTTTGTAACTTAACATCTCTTACTTCCTTAATCTTTCATGTGTGTCATCAACTTTAATCGTTGTTACTACTCCCAGAACGAAGCCACCAGCGCCAACGATGACGATTGCTAGTAAGTCATATATGCTCATTGCTTATATCCTCCGGCATTAATTCCAATTGGTCCGAGCTGTCCGTACATGAACTTGCGGTACCTTCGACTTGTAATAGTAAATTTTCGCCATCTCGGCTTATGTACGATACCTAATTCATTAGCAATTTCCCTCGAAACCTTATATTGTCGATTGCTATACTCTGATGCTAATCGAAGCGCTTTTCTGCTCATTGATTTCATTACTTCCACCTCTTCATTCCTCGAAACTTAGTACCGTGATACTTAGGTTTGTGCCATGCTCGCGTGTAGTTTATGAGGTCAATTGGCCAATCTTGGTCAACCTCCCTGCTTAATCGCTTATTTGACTTTTCACGGATAACAAGAAACCGATGATAACGCCTTCTGTTTAATTTCATCAGTCGCACCTCTAGTAAGTTCTTTGAATACGTTGAGCAAGGTTATATCCTTCCTTATTAGTTAAAAGAGCTAATTCAAAATCAGTCGAATAATAACATTGTGCTTCGTTGCTCCAGCGATACCCCAATGGTTTTAAAATTTCAGAAACTTCCGAAGTAGTTAGATGACCGCTTCTACTTATATTCATATCCATTACTCTTCCTCCTCATACAGTGGTCGACCATAGATTTCCGTAGCTCTTCTAAATATACATCCTCCTACATGTTTACGCTCAGGGTTATGTTAAATGCACTTACCAATTGCTGAATAAGATAATCCGGTTGCTTTAGCCGCATCTCTTGTAGAATGGAAGGCTCCAACAAGCTTCCCGTTTTTGAACTGTAGAATAATCTGATTGTTAAACAAGCCATTGCTTACTGCATGTTTTATATTTTGATGAGGTGTACACCACTCTAAATTAGATACGGAGTTGTTACTTTTGTCCCCATCAATATGATTAACTTGTTGATAATTTTCTTTATTTAGTAAGAATGCTTGAGCAACCAATATATGAACTCGGCGAGCTTTTGATTTTCCATTCTTGCTAAGGGTTACGTAGTAATATCCATTTCCACTTTTACCAGGTGTTAGCATTTGCCCTATCCATGTTTGAGTAATACCTTTTGAAGTTTTTACCTTTCTAGTAAGGCTCCTCACACGTCCAAAATTGCTCACTTCATATAAACCTTCATAATTTTTAACGGGTCTCCAAATCTCTTGCTTTTCAGTTAGTTTCATTTTTATCCTCGCAATGGTATCTCTTCAATCCGATAATAGTCACTATCATCTGGATAATCTTCAATTGCTTGTTCAGCGGCTTCTTTAGAATAGAAAGCATCCATTAGCCAAACACCATCATAATCTTGATAATAAGTAACATAGATTGTTATCATTATTCGTCGTCCTCCACTAATTACTTAGTAGCCATAAACTTGTCTAAGTCGTTGCGGTTAAAGCGGTAGGTTTTGCCAATGTGCTTGTAGGGAATGTCTTCTTTTTCAATCCACTCATCAAGCGTTTTATTTGAAATGTTTAGATACTTACAAGCCTGCTTCTTAGATAAGTAAACAGGGTATTTATCTTGGTAAACGTCATTCTTTGCTTCCTTAAAAGTGTTGAGCACCTCGACTTTAATAGCGTCGGTAACTTCCTTTGGTAATTCAACTTTGAACTGTTCCATATTTTCACCATCCCTCTCTGATTCGTCCGGCAATGAACGCCAGGATAATCACTAACACCACCGGCAACAGTACCCAGCCACCGGCAAATTTCATTGTCGTTACTGTGATTAACGCAATTGCAAACCACAGAAACGCATATAACACACTATCCATTTACTTCATTCCCCCGTTGCCATTCTTCAATTAGCTTTTGCGCTTGCACTACTTGCTCATGATCGTAACGACTATTTACGCTCATACGCACTAACTTTGTGTATTCTCTTTTGTTGCCAAGTAGCTCACACTCACCAGCAAAACCATCGCCTACAAATCGCATTTTGTAATTATTTATTTGAGTTGTCATAACTCCAAGATTCCCTAGCGCCATTTTTATCCCTTTAAAGTTCATTCAAGTTCACCTCCATAATCTTTAAATCCATAGCCAACCAACTCTTCATCAACAATCTTTAAAGCGTCGTCCACTGATCGAGCAATACCATGCATGATATTGTGACTGGTTAACATGTGATGAAACCTAATTTGGTCTTGTCGAGGTTTACCCTTATCATTTTTAATTTCCAAGTAAAACACCTTGCCATTCGACCACTTAAATCCATACAGGTCTGGGTGTCCCTTTGGCAGCCCCGTATCAAACCACCTGCCATCGGCTGTCTTAACTTTTCCTACGTTACTACGAAAGATGTTGCAATGGTGGTGAGAAATGGCAACCATGATGGCGCTTTGAATCTGATGTTCACTCTCTTTAATTATTTTTCACCTCACCAATGTGCTTCCCGCCTATTCGGTGTTTTGAGTCCACTGACTCTATATTTTGGATTTCATGTTCACTAGTTATTGGCATAACAAAGTTAATATTTCCCTAAAAGCATTTCTTTGGCTTACACATGTGTTCCTTTGCTTTTTTGAGTACAAGACTATTGTGAAGATCTTGTTCTTCTCTAGTTACAACCGGAATGTCATCATACAAACTTACAATACTTTTGACTGCTGTTTTCTTTACTGCTACTTTTCGCACTTTTACAAAGCATTCATACCCTGAATTTGTTCTTAAGGTTGATGGCATAAATAAGTGTCCTGAGTTTAATTCATAAAAGTAAAGCCATTTTGAAGGTCTTCCTGTTTGGCTGTCTATCGATTCTGTTTGAATTTTTTCAATAATGTCTTCAACACTTCCTTCAATAAGGAATCTTTTATTAGTTGTTATTAACTGAGATACTTGACTCATAATTCTTTCCTTCCTGTCTTATCCGTTTTCCTCCGTTGGGTGACGAAGGTGAACGGTAAGTGACGGTAAATTTTAATTACTGTTCACAGCTTAATACCTTACGGCTCTAAGCATAAGCTTCGTCTGTGAACACTATTTCTCACATTTTTGCCAAAAACTTTTTTGGCGCCTCTCTCTGTATATACCTACTACTAATATTTTTTTATTAATATTAGTGTCACACTGTTCACAGTTGCACTTGAATCATTGATATATCAGCACTTTTGCTGTGAACACTAACAGCATTTTACTGTTCACATACCGTTCACAACGTCACGTTTTACATATCCTCGTTTAATTTCACCGTTAACTCTTCTACGACTTTTTCTAAATCCGAACCGGTTCACCATAATATTAGAAATTTGATTGCCAATTTTGCGATTTTTTACTAAATCAATTCCTGGGGCAACAGCTAATGACAAAGCTTCATTGGTAATGAAATTCTTACCTTCAAACTGATTACTTAAGGCTTCGTCAATCTTGTCTTCCAGTTCATCGGTATACATAAATGATTGACGATGCTCGTCTAGTTCTTCTTCCTGTTCTTTGGTCAAGCCGAAGTTAAAGCCGTCCTTGTATAGTTGCATGGCTTCTCCCCAACATTGTTTGACATAATCATCAGTTAAATCAGTAACTGGATGATGTTTCTGTCGTGTTTTACTAACATGAAGTGGAAGAAAACGTCGTTCACCAGTTTTATCTTTTAAGTAATACAACTCATTAGTTGTCCGGGCCATGACGAAATTTTTATCAAATCGTTCAGCCTGATGACCATATGGCTTTCGATACTCAAACTCCTGTAAAGTAATAAACTTTTTCAGAATTTCAAAACTTGCATTGTTAGTGGCTGTCATTTCATCGTCGTTAATAATCAACGCTCGTCGCATAACTGCATAATCATCTTTATTATCAAAAGTTGAGAATTGGTCTGTGTAATAACCTAGTGGGGCGATCTTTTGTAAGAAGGTTGTCTTACCAGCACCTTGACCACCAACTAAATCAAGTACAAAGTCGAATTTGGTTTTAGGGTTATGTGCTTTTGCTACTGCACCAACAAAAAACAATTTAGTGATTAGCTGGGCAACTTTCGTTTCTTCTACCCCGAGATAATCACCCATGATATGGTCTAAACGATGTTGATGGTCCCAATTCTTATAAGCTTCATTGAAATAATCTAAGACCGGATTATATCGATGACGCATCGCTACAACTGTAATGGCGCTCCGGATTTTCTTATTATCAAAAAGAACTCCATAGTCAGCGTTGCCTTCAATGTAAGAAGCTATCTGGTCGACGTAAGCATCGACTAGCTGACCAGTCTTGAACATCAATTTACTGTTCGGTTTAACGACGTCAATTTCAGTTGTGAATTCATTAAATTGGAATGTATCCTTTAAGACTGGATCACGTTCTAAAATAATTTCAATGTTCACTAAACTATTGTTCTTCAATTGACCGTATTTATTAGTCTTGAAGCCCCAGTTGTTTTCTTCTTTGCTGGTTAATTGACTAAGCTTTTCAGCATTCTTTTTGTCAAATGGCACTATTTTGTCATTTTTTTTACTCAACCGTTTCACCTCTTCTCCTGATTTCCTTCTTAATCATGCTATTAACCGTTGTGACTACTTCGTTATCAGTTAGGCTGTATTCAGTCCGACTGTTTGCAATACGAGCTAACTCTAAAACCACTTCTGGTTCAACATTGCGAAATAACAATCCCCCAGCAAACGAAGCTAAAGTGTTGTTCCGGCCACCCGTTGGGCCTAAGCCATTGGCAATCTGACTAAATAATTCAGAAGTCTGTGTTTTACCTTTCGGGTGGTACCGCTCAATCTGTTTATTACTAATTTGCGGTTTTCCCTTTTCTTCAATCAGCTGGATTAATTCTTCAGCTGGTTCGATCATCGGTTTATGGTTGAGCCATTGATAGGCCTTTTCATCAATAATTGATGGTGCCACAACCACGTAATTATTCGGATGAGCCTTAATATCTACCCCAGGCAGGAAACCAATGTTTTGTGTAATTCGTTCAGCAGGCTTCTTGAAGAAAAATTGATAACCTTTGTGAGCAGTCTTTTGGCACAAAGTATTAAACCATTCTGGATGTTTTAATTCTTTAATTGCTTTAGTCCCGTCATCCCCATCTTCGTGGCGGTCAACATCAATCACAAAGAACTGTTCAGTTTTCAGAGCAATATTAGCGTAAGGATGAGTTCGCCAAAATTTAGTAATTTCATCAACGGTTAAAGGCTCACGGTCAGCAAACTTAATTAACGGACGTTTATTGACAGTTGGGATCACGCTAAAACCATGTTCAGCGTATTGTTTAGCGTAATTAACTAGGCTTTGCATCCCGTTCACATCCTTTAGCTAGAATGGCAAATCGTCATCGTCAACAGTTGGTTCAGGTTCTTTATCTGTTACCGGTTCTTCCTTAGCGACCGGTTCCTCAACCTTAATTCCTGGTCCAAAATCATAATTCCGGTAAGGGTTATCTGGATCCTTCTTGTTTGGAGTAACCGTAATGGTCATTTCCAAGGTTTTGCCTTCGTATGGCTTAAACGCGTCAACCAATTTCTCGTAAGCGTCTGTCTCATTATCTGGGAACATAGCCGGAGTAACGGTCAAGCCCACCATTGCAGCAATTTTAGAAATAGTCCGAATGTTCCGACTAACTACAAAATCAGGCATTGGTTTACCTTTAGTCGTCTTAGTTGCTAGACTGATTCGTAATTGTTCTTTACGGCTGGCATACTTGCCCTTAATTACTTGCATTGAGAATCTTAAGCAGTCCCAACCAGATTTGTATACTGGATGATCAACCTTATCCAACATCACTTGGTAAGTACCAGCTGGAATCAAATCTGATTGATTAGCACTATCCTTTTTTGCGTCCCAATCCTTAGTAGCTGCTGCAAATGCTTCTTGTAATCCCATAATTAAATTCCTCCTAAATTATTTTTCAAACATGCCATCGCATGATTCTAGTAGTTGCTTGATTCGTGGGTCTGTAATGTTCTTGGCTTCATACTTGGTCCGACGGTCGGTAATTGTTCGGGTGTAAGTATCTTTACCGAACTTCTGTGTATGAATTACCAAGTCACAGTTCCCATTAACGATGTTGTAGTATTTTGGCTTGAGTGAAGGCATTGGTTCTGGTGTTGAACCATCATCCCCACCAATAGAAATTTCACGACTAATGTAAATGATGTTCATTGGTAATGCTTTTAAGTCCATAACGAATTGCTGAAGAACTGTATTAAAAATCGCATACCCTTTTCCATATGGAATATCTGATAGTGCTTGAACATCGTTATCAATACAAATTGCCTGTTCAAGCATGACGCAAATATCATCAATTACATCGACAATCAAAGTTTGAAAGGTGTTCTTTTGTGATAATGCAGTAATCACATCATCTAATTGTTGAATGGCAGATTGCTTCAACTTTCCATCCTCATCACGGATATTTCTAATTTGAATACTTGGTGCTGTTCCTTGCTCACTATTACCATCGGTGTTTAGCACTAATGGATGAGGGAAGAAACTAGCAAAATATGATTTTCCGCTCATTGTTTTTCCCCAGATGAAGAAGTTCCTTGGTTGAGATCTTGGGTGTTGTGGTTTGTCGTCTGGTAATTGAAACATTTAATTTATCCCCTTTCATATTTCCATTTATAGCCATAAGCTATTTCTTTTTCCTCCTGTTTTTAATCTGATAATATGCCCAACCTGCTGAATAGTTATGTAGCTTGGCATAGGCTTGTAATTCTTTAAGAGTGTGTAATTGACCCGGCGATTTATCAGCGACATTTGCCATCACTTGGTCATCAAGAATCTTTTTAATCATTTCCTTACGATGCTTAACTGCTTGATTTTCTTTGATTTCTTGCAAGTCAACATTAACGATTTTGTAGTCCTTGTTTTCTTTCTTTAATTCATGACCGCATAACGGGCAACATCCGTCTGTAATCTGGTTGCGATAAAATGTACCGAAACAATAGTTACATTGAGCAATCGCTGGGCCGTTGTCAGTATTTGACTTAGCTTTGCGTTTATCTTTTGTGACAATAGCTTCAGACCAATCTCGATCGTTATTAGGCAATCCAAAGTTAAGAAAGTTATCAACGTGGTCAATAATCACGGCTGTTTTCCCTTTCCGTGGGTTCAGACATCGCATTGAAAATTGTAAGTACAAAGCTAGTGAGCTGGTTGGTCGAGCCATAATGACACAATCAACATTCGGCAAGTCCACCCCTTCAGTAAAAAGATTTACATTAGCCAGAATGGTTAACTGTTGGTCACGAAACTTTTGTACTAATTCATCACGAACTTGAGAATCAGTATTACCATCTATTTCAGCTGCTGAAATTCCTACTTGAGCAAACTGTTCAGTAACCTTCTTAGCACTTTCGATTGAGTGGCAGTAAACCACTGCTTGCTTACCATTTGCTAATCGTTGGTACTGTTGAACGATATGACCATAAATTTGATGGCTGATTGCTTCATCTATACTTTGGCTTGAATAGTCACCATTCTGTTTGCGTAGCTTTGAACGGTCAATATCACCTAAGCCGTAATAATGAAATGGTGCTAGAAAATGATGTTCGGTTAACCACTTGATTGATTTACCGACAATAATATCGTCTGCAATCTGATCTAATTGGTCGTGACCAGTTCGAATCGGTGTAGCTGTGAAGTATAAAATATAAGCATTAGGGAAAGTATCAATAATTCGCCGATAGCTTTGCGCTAAAGCGTGGTGAGCCTCATCAATCAAGATTAGCTGTGGTGCTTTTAATTGTTTCACTCGTCTGGTTAATGTTTGAACCATTCCCATTGTTGCTAATTTCATATTTACTTCTTGCTGTTTGAACGTGCTAATAGCTTGTTCTAAAACTTCCTTGCGGTGAATAATAAACATCACTCGATTGCTTTTATCAGTAGTCCTTCTAGCTATTTCGGACATGATTACGGTTTTTCCGGTTCGTGGCGGCTGCTGAACAATGATTCGATGGTGACCAGTTCGCATTGATTGATAGACTTTATCAATTGTTTCTTGCTGATAATCACGAAGTTCAAACATTACTTAATCACCGTATTCCGGTTATTTTTCAAGTGTGCTCCAGGTACTTCTTGACCAGCTTTAATTGCTTTGTAAATAGCAGCCTTATCCGGACTAGAAACTGTCTTAGTTTCAACAAAGGCTTCTGGTAACTTCTTCGCATCATCAATCACAGTAGACGCTTTAAAGTTTCGGACACTTAGTAAATGATTTTCTGTATCAAATCGTTTAATCCCGGCATCATCAAGAACATCAGTCATATATTGCTTAATCCATTGCAATTTATTCTTGCGGTAAGATAGTTCATCACGCCATGTTCGTTGTTTATCTTCAATGAAGTTAATTTCAGACTTCAATTGGTCAGCCCAAGTAGCAAGGTTTTCTAACTTATCCTTTCGGGTATCGTCAATGGCATCAAGAGTATCTTTCATTACTGTTGGGTCTAAATCGTCACGTTGGGATAATTCCCGAAATTGGTCATTAAGTTCAAATAAACTACTCATGATGGTCACTCCCGTAAGTATTCTTAGTGTCGGTTCCTAATCGTTCAGTAATTACCCGTAAAGCATTAGCGTGATTCTGCATCTGAATTGCACACCACATTAATTCTTCTGGTGTTGACGCCTTGCTGTATTGCCGACTTAAATTACCGATTACGGTCGCTTTATCGGCAATCATGCTGTTAAACTTATTTAAATGATTACTTTCCATGTGTTATACTTCTCCTTGTAAAATACCTATTTTTGTTGAGCATCGGCGTTACCAGCACCGCTGCTCTTTTTTTGATCCATGTGGTTGAGCAGAAGCAATAGTCCGTAGATGAACGGGATAAATAATGCCCCGTCATATGCACCGATGCTTCCGCAGTAAACCATCCACGCTCCAAGTGCGAATGCTATCAACCGCGAGTGTAGAACTTCGTTAATCATGACTTCTCACCTCATTCCCAAAAGTTCTTTTTTTCTGAATGAAGATGGTCCTTCTTCATTGCGGGATTCATAAAATTCATCAACTGCTTTTTTGCTCCGTGGATTGATTAAGAACAGAAAATACTTAGCAACGTCGTTGGTAACTTCACCATCGTCTAAGTGGTTATTGCTGAAAATAGCAATTGCGTTTTCCTCAAACTCATCTTTTTCTTGGTTTGAAAAATCTTTGAATTGAACTTGTCCTTTGCAAAGCTCAATAAATTTATTAAGTTTTGCCTTGTATGATTCAATACTCATCATCTGAAACTCCTTTTCCATGCTTCCCTTGATACTTCATCTGAAACGAATTACCCAGCACAATCAGCATTGCGATTGCCACTGCTGTGAAAAATACTATCTGCGCCATCTAACCACCTCCTTATCGTGGTAGTGACTGTTTCCAATCGATTTCAGAAAAGTGATTTTTGATCCACTTCCGGGCAGCGGGCAAATTTACCTTCACCGTTCTTCCCTTGCCGGGATATGGTTCTGTCGACCATTTTCTTGTTTCGGGATAGTCACGTAGAATGAACATTTTTATCCATTCCTTTGATTTATTGTCCGGAGTAAATGGTCGAAGTTCTTCAACGCCAACCCACTTTTCTTCAGCCTCTTTCTTTTGCGGGGGAAGAAGATATGGTTTCAAGTATTCTGCAACTGCCTTACGATCCTCAGGCGGTGTTTCTTTTATCAGTTCTAGTAATGCACTCATTCGATTAGCTCCTTTCATATTTAATTCCGAAGTCTTTAATCAACGTGATAATGAATTTGTTCGCAGCAGGTGTTGTCTTCCGACCAGCTAAGTAGTCAGAGACATCTTGCTTGTTCATGCCATACATAGTTGCAAGCTGTGCACGAGAAATATCGTGATCAGCTAAGTAATTTATAATACGTTCACGACCGCTTAGTGTTTCAGGCATTCTTCATTCTCCTTTCTTACGTAATCCTCCTCGCCCACCTCAGCGTAAGATGAAATGATAGAAAAATATTCGACATTATATTGCATTATATATACATATAAGCTACAATGAGGGCGTGGAAAATAAGCCCATATAAAGCTTTACCCGCCAGGATTGCTTAAAAATGAGTGTTCTTTTCTATTGACTTTTTCTATTAAATTAACTTACAGCTATTATTATATACATTTATTCTACAAAGTCAATCTTAATTTTATACAAATTTGTATATATAAGAACCTGTATTTAAGAAAGGCTTGAACAAAAATGGAGAAAAGTGTTCTCTATGACCGAATTAAATCGTTAGCAGAGAGACAAAACATTTCAATTAGACGTTTAGAAGAAAAATTAGGATTTGGAAATGGTGTTATTAATAGATGGCGCAAAACGACTCCTGGAATCGATAAAGTTGAGGCAGTTGCAAATTTCTTCAATGTCACTACCGACTACCTTCTCGGCCGCACCGATACCCCTCAATTCACTCGTAAGGATGAACGGGATGTTCAGAAAATCCTTACTGATATGACTGAAGGACTTAGTAACGACTCTTCCCTAGCCTATATGAAAAACGGCGGTGAAGAAATTGACGAAGAGGACGCCGAGCTGCTTCGTGCTTCACTTGAAAATGTCATTCGTCAATCAAAACTAATTGCAAAGCAGAAGTTCACACCAAAGAAGTACCGGAAGGATAAAGATTAACGAGGTGACCGTTTATGCTAAGAGAACGCATTAAGCGAAAGGCTCATGAAGTTGTCTATTCTGCTGGGACTCGCGATCCAATTAAAATATGCGAAGCGAAAAACATTCCTGTATATTATGACGATCTAGGTAAACAAATCATGGCTTACCATACTGTGATAAAAAGAATACCCGCCATCGTGCTTTCAACACGAAATAGCGAGTTTGAAAATACTTATTCTTGTGGTCACGAGCTTGGTCATCACTTCTGCCGACACAAAGGAAACGCTGAGCATCTCGATAGAAAGAATCTTCGTTTCTCTTCTATTGGAGACGAAGCAGAAGCTAACGAATTTATGGTTGACTTAATGCTTGACGGTATTAACAAGCGTGATTTTGAAACTAAAGAACAATTACTCAAGGCTTGTGGCATTCCGCTGTGGGCTGAAAGATATGTAGAACTTTAATATTACGTCCAAACACTGAAGACGCTAAAAGCTGAATTAATTAAAGGAGGAGTCATTGTAATGGCTAAACAAATTAAAGACAAAGACGGAAATGTTTACGTACAAAAAAAGGCATGGTACAAGCGATGGTGGGTGTGGGTACTCGCTGTTATTGTTATTTTTGCTTTGGTAGGCTCTCTTGGTGGTGGCGATGATGATAGCTCATCTAGTTCTTCAAAAGATAGTAGTTCATCATCAAGTTCAACTACTTCTTCTGCTACTGCACAACAAAGGGCTGCCTTAGGTGCTGCTAAAACATATGCAAATGATATGAATATGTCTAAGCAAGGTATTTATGATCAACTTACATCAGACTCCGGAGATAAATTTAACGATTCAGACGCTAAATACGCTGTTGATCATCTTGATGTTGACTGGAATAAAAATGCTTTAAAAGCTGCTGAATCTTACCAAAAAGATCAAAACATGTCTACTGATGAAATTCATGATCAATTAATTTCACAAGATGGTGACCAATTTACGGAATCTCAAGCAGATTACGCTATTAATCACCTAAGCAAGTAGCATAAAATATTTTCCGGCTCCGTGCCGGGTACATAAATTAAAGCCCGATTATCTTAGACAAGAATAATCCGGGCCGCATCGTTGACAAAGCTGTTCACGTTTCGTGGAATATTAAATAAATTGAGGAGTAAATTATGAAAAAAGTAGGTTTAATTTGTGCAGCATTGCTTGTTTGCGGAAGCTTAGCAGCTTGTGGTAATCAATCGACAAAGAAAGCTAGTTCATCTAGCAAGGCAAACAGTAAAGTAGTCAAAAAGCATAAGAAGCACAATAACAAAAAGCAATCAGAAAGTTCTAATAAAAATAAAATCAGCTCTAAAACTGAAACTACTTCTACCAGTTCCAATGCTGATTTATCTGATCCTCGTGTGCAGGCACTAATTCAAAAAGGGTTATTAAATCCTGATGGGACACCTACGCGAAAAGGACGCGACTTAAATGCAATGGTAGAAGGAAAAAATTTACCAGAAAGTGATTGGGATAGTTCAGATTATACAGAAGCTTATGATGATGAGCATGGAGCTTATCGCGTTCCTATATATGGTAATCAACAAGATTATGTCCCTAATACTAATCAAGGAACAAACAATAGCGGAGCTGGTGCGGCAAGCACTGCACCTGGTACTAATTATTAATACCTTAAAAAAGCCCTGCTAGTGCGGCAACACTAACAGGACTATGGGTTGAATTATATGGATAACAGATTCAACCCTTCTATTTTACACATTTATGTATTTATTTGTAAATGGAGGGATATACTATGGCCACATATTTTAAACGTGGTAAAACATGGTCTACAAAAGTCCGCTGGTACGATGATGACGGTAAGCGTCATTCTAAGTCCAAGTCGGGCTTTTCTACTAAACTCCTTGCTAAGCAATGGGCAGTCGAACAAGAGAGCAAGTTAAATAAAGGTGTACAAATTGCTAAAGAAATCAGTCTAGTCGATTATTACAACAACTGGGTTAACACCTATAAGAAAGATAAACTATCAGAAATTACACTTGACCGTTATAAGTATACTGGCGAAGCACTCAAAGGCTTCTTTCATGATGAAAAGATAAAATCAATTACCCGTGTGAAGTATCAAGAATTTATCAATCAGTATGGTGCCACTCACGCACCCACTACAGTCAAAAAAGTTAATTCAATTATTCGTGCCTGTGTTAAGTCAGCAATCCTAGATGATTACTTATACAAAGACTTTACTCAACGAGTAGAACTGACTGCTAACAAAGATAAAGTCGTAAAAGTAGATTACTTAAATCTCAAAGAAATTCATCAATTACTTGCCGCTGCGACTGATAAAATTGAACATCGTCCCGGATTTACTAGTCGTTTTATGATTGTTACCGCTATTTACACTGGTATGCGATTAGCAGAAATTCAAGCTTTAACTTGGAATGACATTGACTGGCTACACCAGACAATAAGCATTAATAAGTCGTGGGACATGAAGACTCATGATTTCAAACCAACCAAAACTGAATCAAGCAATCGAAAAATTAAAGTTAATCCTGAGCTGTTACACTACTTAAAAATTCTTCAGGATAATCGACAATCAAATTTAGTATTTATGAATCAGTACAAAAGCATCCCCACAAGTAATGCAGTCAATAAAACGCTCAGGAACTTGTTAGAGAGCTTAAACATTGATCGACGTAACTTTCACTTTCATTCACTTAGACACAGCCATGTGGCGCTCCTATTGGCAAATGGAATAGATCTATATGCAATCAGTAAAAGATTAGGTCACAGTAATATTTCTATAACTGCTAACACCTACGCCTACCTTATTGATGAGTACCAAAGTAAAACTGATAAGCAAATCATCACTGCTCTATCAAGGATTTAAATGGGACCCATTTGGGACCCAAAGTCATTATTTCTTATGTTTTTTCATGATTTCTTTAAAAGCAAAAAATCACCGTTAATCCTTTAATATCAAGGGTTAACGGTGATTTTCCTTTTCTTCATAATTCTTCAATTTTCTTCAAAAATGCCCCAAACAGGCAGTAATATACAGATAAGATTGCTGATTTATCAATGTTTTTGATTGTAAGTGGGACCCAAACGGGACCCATCGTTAAATTTAAATCAGTATAGCATATTTTTATCGGTGCAATTTATCGTGATTCTGCACTGATAGTAAAAAGAGCGCCTTTTATTATACAACAAAAAGCCCGACCGGAAATCCGATCGGGCTTTGATTATACTTCATAGATTCGAATGTTATATGCGTAGATAGTATTAGTTGTGCCATTATGATAGGCGTTAACTCGGGTTACCCCCCAAGATTTTGCAAATCAATAAATTTAATTATGTCTCTGGACTTCTTTGCAAGACTCAAATTGGTAGGCAATTCAGTAGTGGGGACAACGCTTAGCTTATTGGCAGTCGTATAGCCATCTTTATATATCTTCCAAACAGTGCCTGGAAGTGAAATGCCAACTGCATAATCGGTACCACCTCGCAACCATAGTAAATACTTTGTGTCAGCGTTTAGTACATCAAATGCAATCGGATTTGTATCAGCAAACCGCACTTGATTAGCAAAAAGGTAAGCCATTATTGGCAGAGTCCCATAGCCGTTCCCGGATACTGATAGATTAAACATGCAAGGGACACGCTTATCATTGCGATTCCCCCAGGGAGCTGGTTTGTTTGCAGGTCCGTTAAAAATCCCTTTTTTAACGATAATTTTGTCAAGCTGGTTAATAGAACCTTTAGAGCTAATAACTGGATACCACTTATTAGGATCATATACGGTGTCCGTTAAGTCGATAGTTGACCAGTGAATTGCATCTTCAACGTCGCTCTTAGCTTTAGCGTATGCATCCCCAACGATTTTAGTTACATCGTCTTTAATGGCTTGCTGGTCTTCAGAAGTCCAGTAATCTGTGCCTTTCTTAGGTACATAACCTTCAGGCAACGCCAAAACTAAAGCATATCCATTTGAAGTAGAAACAATTTTTGCCACTGGTGTTGAGCCAGCAGGCAAAGTTGTAACGTTACCAACTGAAAGCACTGGCATTGCTCCGGTAGCTCCTGTTTCACCTTGTGGTAGGCCAACATCAACAATGTAGTTTCCGTTAGAACCACGCAAAGTAAAAGTTGGTTGTTGGTCAGGGTTCAGTTTGGTAACTGTTCCAACATGCAAAACAGATGGCGCACCTGCAGGGCCTTGCATCCCCTGTGCACCCGATAAGTCACCGACATAGTTGAATTGCTTACCGTCCCAAACATACAATTTAGCGTTGTCAGCGTCATTGACGTTGGAACTAATCAAAGTGAAATCACCATCATCAAAACCAGCACCTTTGCTATCATTCATTTCTTGAATTGAGGTAAAGGTCTTTTTGATTTGAAAGTTCTTCCCTGCTGGGCCGGTAAATCCACGTGGCCCGGTATCACCAGTATTCCCTTTCTCACCTTTAAGAAAAGCAAGGAAGTCTTGCTCAGTACCAGTGTGACCAGCGTCTAGCCAAATCTGATAAGCTGATTTACCATCTGGACCCGGCTTGCCTTGTGGCCCTGTGATACTGTCACCTTTATCCCCTTTGTCACCCTTAAGTGACTTGAGATAATCAGCTTCAGTACCCTTGTTACCGGCGTCTAACCAAATCTGATAAGCTGATTTACCGTCAACACCATTACTTCCATCTTTACCCGGATTCCCTTGATCACCTTTTTCACCTTTGATAGCTTTCAGAAAGTCTTGTTCGGTTCCTTTGTTTCCAAGACCAAGCCAAACTTCATAAGCAGACTTCCCGTTTTCGCCATCTTTACCAGGATTACCTTTCTCACCAGTCTTGCCGGCAGGAAGATAAAAGGTAAATTGATTTTTACCATCGACTAACTTCTGTTCAACACGGGCTTGACTACCGGCAGGCAACGTAACCGTGTCACCAACGGTGAGGTTCAATCCAGCCGCTGTAACTGCTGAATTAACCACATCTTGAAAGGTAATCTTGTTGACGAGTTCTCCCGTCTTATCCGTAATGTTAGGCTCAATCGTAAAGGCAATTGAAGATTGTGGAGTCGGCCAGATAGTAGTTTCATCATCGGTATCACTATATGTTTCCCATGCTTCTAGTTGATACTGGCCGGGATTTAGTTTGGTTAAGTCCTTACTCCGAACAATCAAGCTGTTGTCAGCAGGATAAGCAGGATAATCACCAATGTAGCCAGGATTACTACCACTTTGAATAGCAATTTTAGCTGTCCACTTGTGATCAGGATTAGGAGTAGCATAGTTTCCATCTTGGTCAACAAAGCGAATCGCAATCAGCTTAGTCGTATCAAGGTGCTTGAAAGTTTGCCCTTTAACCGCATCTGTGTATTGTGGCATTGTCTATCCTCCTCACTTTTGTGCTTCTAGTTGTGTTTTAACCTCTGCCTTGATGAACGTCTTCAAATCGTTTTCGATTGCTTCCTTGTCAGCTTCTGAAAGCTTAGATTCGCCTTCACTAGTTTTAGGTGTTGTTGGCTTCGGCTTTTCTTCTTTCTTTGGTTCAGTGCTTTCTAAAGCACCACTGCCTGCAAAGACATAATCAACACCATCAATGGTTTGCTTACCAGTGACCATCCAAGCATTTTCAGGGTCAAAGTAATACTTCTTGCCGTCAATTTCTTGCCAACCGGTCAAGCACCAGGCATTTTCTTTATCCATGTAGTACCAACGGTTATTGATTTGGTTCCAGCCTGTCTTAGCAGCACCAAACGTTCCATCATGTTGGTCGTTTAAGAAGTACCACTTGTTATTAATCTTTTGCCATCCTGATTCCAGATTCCCAGAACCATCTAGGTAGTACCAGAGCTTATCAACCAACCGCCATGCGTTCTTCACAGCGATGTTGTTTTCAAAGTATTGCCATTGACCATTATTTTGGACGAAACCGTTAGTAACTTGGTTAGCAATCGTACCATCTCCACTAGCAATCTTGTTCCAAGCATTAGCATCTAAGTAGAAGATTGACCGATCCATGTCACCACCAGTAAATTGCCAACCTGTCAGGCAAGCAAAAGCACCAGATGATACCGACATATCAGGTAACGTCCAGCTATTCCAGTTCATTGAGGCATACTTGGCAACCCAGACACCGCAGTCCTTAGCACAGTTAGCGACTTGCCATAATGCTGACTCTTGGACATAAATCAGGCACCAAACACCAGTCAAGCGATGGACTTCATCGACAAACCGCCGTGCCCAACTGGTGTTACCCCAACTGGCATTTTGATAACTTTCCCAGTCCAAAATCAGAACTGCTTTACCGACATAATTTTTGATGTTGTTGATAAAGTATTGAGCTTCAGCTTCAGGATTACCGCCACCGGCATAGTGGTACAATCCCCGAAGCTTACCAAGTTGACCAGCTAATTCATACTGATGATTGCAACGAGGGTTAACGTAGCTCGTCCCTTGCGTAGCCTTAACGATAACCCCTTGTGCATGAGAATCACGGATAATGTTATCAGAGCTTCCTGAGTAAACATCTACTGTATATATAGCCATTTGATAACCCCCTTATTGGTCAATGACATTGGCACGGTTAGGTGCGGTTTGAATTGCTTCCTTAACCGGATCATTTGAATCGGTTAGGTCGGACTTCTCATAAGCCGCTTGGACAGCGGCATCAATCGCCTTAACATCAACATTCTTGAAGCCTTGATTATCTAATGCCGTCTGCACTAGCCCCGTAGCCTTGTTGAACTTATCTTGTCCTGTCATATCAGCAGATACGAGAGAGTTAACAGCTGTCATAGCTACCTGTTCGAGAAAGCTCCATAGCTCCCGTGATTGAGCTGTCTTCGCATGCAAAGCCTTGCTATGAATAAAGGTTTCGCAGTATTTGAATCCATAAAAAATGGCTGTTGAAATAACCGCCGTGATTACATATTCAGGAATTGCATTAATAATTTCGTTCATTTCGATTGACCTCCTCAAGATTGGTAATCCTTCGTTCGTGGTCTTGCAATTGTTCATCATGATGGATAAACTTCTTGTCGCCATCTTCAAAGCGAGCATTGGCCTTAGCTTGCCATTTGTTGTATTCCTTCATGCTTGTCGTGAATTCCTTGAGCTGATTACGAATTGGCCCAAAGAGTTCAACGTCAGCCTTACTGATTACCCAACGAAGAATCATAACAACGGCTGTCAAAATGGCGATAATCGATGCCCATTCATCCCAATCCAAGCTAAAAAGTGAATGTGGTGTAATCCAATTCATTTCCTCACCTTCTATTCGTTAGTTTGTGAGGTGCTAGTTGAAGCACTCGCAGAAGCTGGTTGACTAGCACTGGTTGGGGTTGAAGCACTCGTGGAAGCTTGGCTAGCACTAGTTGAGGCTGAAGCACTCGTAGAAGATGCTTGACTAGCACTGGTTGGAGTTGAAGCACTCGTGGAAGCTTGGCTAGCACTGGTTGGAGTTGAAGCACTCGTAGAAGCTAGTTGACTAGAGCTGGTTGGGGTTGAATCCGATGCACTAGAAAGACTATCAATTAAGCTGTTGAGTTTGCTTAATGTTTGAGCGTTAGCATCTGCAACAGCTTGTAACTGATCGCTAGTAACTCGTGACTTAATCGCATTATTAATCGTAGTTAATTGTTGATTAAGTGCATCGACTTTTACGAACTGACTCATATCAGGTACTTCTCCAGCTGGCCCTTGAGCTTTTACCATCGTGTCTAAGCTACCCACGAACCAATCACCGGTAGCTTTATCAATATGAGGAGTAACCCCGTCTTCACCTGGATCACCTTTTTCTCCCTTTACGCTATCTCCCTTATCACCTTTCGGCCCGCTTGGTAGTCCTAAGTCAATTCGATAAGTGTTAGGATCATTAGGTAACGGTGTCAGTAAGAACGTCGGCTGGGCGTCCGGTGCTAACTTAGTAATATTTCCGGCAATTAATTTAGGTGTTACCCCATCCTTACCGGCTGCCCCTTGTTTGAAAGCATTAACCTTTTGTAGTAAGTCGGCATAAACCGCTTGAAGTGTCTTGTTGGAGATGTTACTGATATCAGTTACACCCATTGTATTTTGGTCGATAGTAAAGAAGCAGTAGGATTCTGAAGGATAAACTTGTGTTTTCTTTGTTACCCCGTTAGTAATCCAGAGCTCAACTGCATAAGTATCTGGTTCCAACTGAGCTAAATCGGACGTATCCAGTTCTACATCTTGACTATTAGTAGCAACGTGTCCCGGAGCACTAGCAACATAGTCACCACTTTTTAGACCATTTGCTTGAGCAATCTTAAAAGTCAATACATTGCCATCATAACTGGGGGTTTTATCGTCGGTTTTGGGTGTAAAGGTCATCACCGCATCGGTATCACCGAACTTCCAATTTCCCCAATCATTATTTAAAACAAGTGTTCGCATTTTTTCTCCTTTCTCAAAGCCGCCCATAATAAAAAGCGTGCGATTGCGTTAAATTTTTAACGCTTTCGTACGCTTTATTTATGTATTGTGATTTTCTTTGGCGACTATGTATTTTCTTTACGCTGCTGGTTGAAGGATTTGATTGGCTTGTTCTTGTGACAAGTCGCCTACTTCTGCAAACAGCTTGATGTCGTCAGCAGTAAATAATTTCATTTCGTAATAATTCTTGTAGACATTAAACATTACATCGTTAGCCATGTGATTACCTCCTACTTAGCTTCTGATTTCAATTCAGCAATACTCTTCATAATTGTGGCATTAACCGTTGCTTGCATGTTGACCTGTTTCTGTAAATCAGCATTAGTTTTCATTAAGCTAGCCATTAACTGTTGTTGTGGACTAGGTTGAATTGATTCTTTACCGCCATTAAGATAGTCAGTCTTTTGCCACTCTTCCTTGGTCATTCCAAACCAGCGGAGTTGTTCTTCATCAAACCGTGGAGTCCCATAAAGGCCGTCGGCAGGTTTGATATAAGTTTGACCAACAAGTAATTGTGAACCACGAGGAACATTAATTGTTCCAACTAACTTATTTTTATTAGTTGTATCGTATACCCATGCTTGAACTGTATCGTTGTTCATGATTTAACCCCCTTACTTCAATTGATCAGGACTTGCAACAAACGAAAACTCATACGTGATATCAGCAGCATCATTGTAAGATTCTGAATTGTAGTCATTATTTGAGTTCCATAATCCAATTTGTTGAAAATGACTACCTTCATCAGGAGCACATTTCATAGCTCGACGGGGATTGCTACCAGCAGGAATGAGCATAACGGTTGCTCCTGCTGGCAAGTTTGAAAAATCAACCTTTGAAGCCAACGGGTTAGTTGCAAAATTAATATTTTTCCATGACTTTTCAGGGAAATGAGTCCACCCCATAATAAAGCCAATAGCAATGTTTCGAATATATACCAGACAGCCACCAATCCATCCATTACAGCCATTGATCATTGTGCCATTAAAGTATTCGTATGTAACTTTGTTTTTTTCTATTTGCTCGGTGACATTTGCCTTCACTGCATTCATTTGACTAGTAATGCTAGAACTCAATGTGTTCATCTGACTAGTTAATTGTTGACGAAACGGGTTAACAATTCCGCTAATTAAATCAACCGTTTCTGGTTTGTTAAGGACAGCGTGTTGCTCAATCAAATCGGTGTAAGCCCCAACAGTGGTCTTCATAGATTCAATTTGGTTCAACAACTGTTGAGCGTTCATTTCTCGCAAGGCCTGATTGATTTTAGTTCGGGTCTTTTCCAATTCTGGAATGAATGGCCGAACACTGATTCCCATTTCAACTTGGCTTGCCAGAACATTCAAGGTTAAGTTAACTGTTGAAATGTCGGAGCCATCTTCGCCTTGAATCTTGAAATAGGCTTCTTGCCACTTACCTTCTTTTTGAAAAATCCCTTCTGGAAAGTAAAAGGTAATTAGCCCTAATTGCCGGTCATCCCCCGGTTGGTCATCATCAAAGCCACCAGCTGCCGCAAATGGGGTGGCGTTACTATCCTTGCCATAGAAGGTCATCTTCTTGTTAGTCATGTCAATGGAATTACTGCCCGACTTAATATGAAGCTTGCAGTAAGCCTTAGCATCACCAACTCGTGCTTGGAAGTAATTAGTTAAGTCAACAAAAGTAGAGACTGGCTTTTCAATATCAACTTCTAAGTAATCTTTATAAGCCATTGTTTATCTCCTTTCTATACGTGGAACTTAGTGAGAACCGCCAGTAAATCATTTAAAGTAGTCTGAACTTGGTCCCAGTTGTTGTTCAAAGTAGTTTGATAGCTGGTATCAATCATCAAATTCAATGGTCGAACCAGCTCAATATAATCAAAGTCTTGCCTCGTCCGAATATTAGCAAAGCCGTTAGAGCGAAATACTCCAACGGCTTTATTAATTTCTAATTCTAGTTGGTCGAATACATGAACAATATATAGCCATGCGTTCCGGTCTAATCCAGAACTTCGTAATTGTAGATGATCTGGTTTAGCACCTACATCGTCACCTAGCAACTTACCAAATCGGTTATAAATTGTGTTGATTGCAGAGAGACACTGTTCATAGTTGTGCTTGGTATTAATACCAAGGTCGAACGGCTTATCAATGTGGGTCAAGCTAACTTTAGTGATCGTTGCATCAGAACCCGATTCGACTTTTAAGAATGAACCATGCCGCATATTAATACTTGAGGTTACGTTTTGGGGGCCAGTCCACTTACTGAGGTCGTGAATATTAGCAGTTTGTACAACCATTTGACCAGAATCGGCCACTCCAGAAACTGAGCCGGTAATGTGATCACAGTAGAAGTAGATGGTATCACCATCAACTAAGGTTTCCCCGGCTTCATACCAGATTGTTTTACCATTCTCGTCTGAGTGTTCAATGTTGTTCTTAATCAATGTATATGGTCCCATGTATGAATCAGCTTCATACAACCAATAAGCATCAATTGAGAGGTAATACTTACCATTCATCTTCCAGATATGCGGGTCCATCCCATGATCTTCATTGACCATCTGCCACGAATTAGTAACTTCGCCCGTTTCAGGGTCAAAGTCTGCCACATAAACGTGTCGAGAATCGGATACCGCACCCCAGACCAGATGCCAATTATCACTGTAATCAGTGAAGAACTCTGGGGCCCAGATATCTGTATAACCGTCACGCTGTAAGAACGATACGTCAAACGGCTTAAACGTTTGAAAATCCTTAGTGCGGTACAACCCGGTCGTCCCCGTAATCCAGTAGTAATCATTGTACTTAGCAATGTTACCATCACGTAGATTACCAAGTTGGGGAAACTCTGCAATTACATTCCAGTTAATCGCATCATTTGAACCGCTCAATACTGGAGTAGCCTTCCACAAGTTAGAGCTATTTTCACCTGCTGGGTCAAAGCCAAAGTAGATATATTTGTATTGCGATATTTGTTTAATAACATCAGTTGCCATTTAATCGCCTACTTCTTCTTGCTGTTGTTTTGTAGATCAGCTAGTTTTTGCTTTAATTCATCGTTTTGTGCTTGCAATGTAGCAATTTCAATTTCAAGGTTAGCATTGCGAATTGCTAGCTTAGTTAATACACCCTTAGTTTCCATTATCTTTGTTCTCCTTCTTTAATTGCGCTACCTGCATCTGCAATGAAGCGATACTCTTCATCATCGAAGCTTGAATCGTCTGTTGCGGTGTGGGCGTTGTCTTCGTTTCAGTCTCAGCACCAATCACATTCACCTTAGATGGGTCACCGCCATTTTCCTTAGTGAGTTGCTTCTGTTCCTTAATTGCTTCAGCCATCATCTGCTGTTGAGCTGACTTGAGCAAGCTGTCATCAACCTCTGGGAAAATCGGTGTGCCATCATCGTTATAGCCAACCGGGTTATCTGTTCCCATTGTCATCACATTAGGCGTTGAACCATCACCATTAAGAACTACCCGCATCCGAGCAATCAATCGGTTATCGTCATTTTTAACTTCATCGGTTAAAACTACCGTCTTCTTCATCTTTAGCCTCCATAACTGTTATAAGCACCAATTCCTGTGTTCCTATCAGGAGTGTAGTAACGACCATCGGCATCAAATAACGTCACCCTACCAGATCTAGGAAAGGCAATGCCTCCCCATTTTGTAGTATCTTGAACTATAGCTGGATACCTTTCACCACCATCCCAGCCTGACCGGCCTGACCAACTTACCCAAACAGTTCTAATCCCATGATCGGCACCATAAGGCTTGATATACAGTGGTGCATTGACATGCAAGCCAACTGGATAGCCGTTACCGTCTTCGGCACTGTATACCACATCATAGAAATCGGTTCCTGTATCATCAGTGGCATCGTTGTAGTATCTTCTTCCAAGTGCTAAGAAGTTATGTGGCGTATCTGGTCCAAGAACAGAACTATACTTTTGAGTCTGAATCATAAATGCCAGGCCCTCAGGTAACTTTTTACTGTCGTTTGATGCTGGCGATTTAATCGGTTTGACATCAAGCAGCGTAAAGTCCTCAGACTTTGGTTGATTTTTACTTTTAACATTGTATTGTCGGTGCTGATACATTTTTAACCCACTTGATGTCAGCTTGACTCCATAGCCAATCTTGTTGGAATCAGGACTATCAGAGCTTGCCGAAGATGATGCAGATGAACTAGCACTTGATGAGCCTGAACTTGCAGAACTAGATGGGTTTGGATTGTCAGGTTGATCACTAATAGTAAACAAAGCAGTATTCAAAGCCGTTGCAGGTGACGCCGCTAAGTTAGTTAGTTCACCTGTTGAAACGGTTGTCGTATCAGAAGCGTTACTATCAGATGAATTAGAATCACTATTGGTTGAATCCTCAACTACCAGTCCTGAGATGATGTTGATTCCATCATTACCTAGCTCAATCTGATTACCGTACTTGTCAGCGATTGGTACTGTGATATGACCCGTTGTCAATTTATCCAGGCTCAAGTTAGCAATTGCCGCATCAGGAATAAAAGCTTTTCCAGAGAAGACAACCGAATCTGCATCTAAGAAAAGCTTCTTCGATTGAATCAACGTCTGTCCAGCTTCCATATTAATTTGACTGATTAAATCACCTTTAGCGACCTTAGCGTTAATATCATCCGTTAACTGACTGATTGCCGTTTGATAATCCTTAGAACTAACTTTCGACTGAACAACATTAGTTAGCTGAGTAATCTGCGACTGGTCAGCTTTATCTTTAACGGTTGACTGCAAGCCTGTTAAATCAGCAGTAACGTTCTGCAAATTACCTTGAAGATTAGTAATTGTTTCATTAATCTTCCCGGAAGTTTGAGTAATTGATGATTCTACTAGGTCTTTAGTTGCAAAGCCTTTACCATCGACCATTTTCTCAACATCTGCCGAACTAACTTTTGAAGTAATCTGGTCAGCAAGTATTTTCTGCTGTGCCTGCTGTTGTTGCACCGTTTGATTAATCGTATTAACTGTCTGTGAATCGGCTTTTAGCTGAATCTCTTTTGTATTATTACTAATCTCAGTACTATGTTTATCAACTTGAGCTTGCAGGTTAGCAACATCATTGCTGGTTGCTTGCTTAGTCCACCCAGACCAAGAACCATTCCAATAACGTACCCAGGTATCAACAGCATTATCTCGCATTAAAGTTTGTTTAACCCGGTCACCAGTTCCCTCAACTGTGAAGTAAAACCATCCTGCATTCGGTGTATTCCTTGCTTGCGTATCACGATAAACAATTCGTGTCGCAGTTTTGTAGTTATTTGCATCAAAAGGACCACTAACAACTTTCCACTCAACTTGATTTTTAATACCGTTTAAATCAGTAGCTATCCCGTTAACCGTCGTCTGTTCGGCCTTAGAACGAACTTCTCCGGCTACCACAGACACTTGCGCATTGATATCTTCAAGCTTCTTGTTAGTTGAATCAATTGTTGCTTGGTCAACCTTACCAGATAGCTCTTTTTGAGTCGCTTGAACGCTTGCTTGAACTGTCGTAACGGTATTAGCAACGTTGCTAATTTGCTTAGCATTATTATCAGCAGTCGCTTGTGCCTTACTAGCACTAGAATTTGCTTGATTAGCGGTTTCCTGTGCCTTATTAGCATTTGAACCAGCTTGGTCAGCCTTTGAAGTTGCAACACTTGCTTGACTAGCTGCATTGTTAGCAGTCTTCTCAATCCCCGAAAGATTAATAGAGACGTTGCTAGCCGTTGCGTTTGCTTCCATTGCTTGCGAATTTGCATTCGTAGCAAGCATTTTTGCATCACTAGCGGTAGTAGTAGCTGTCAGTACGTCCGACTTAGCATTGCTTGCGATAACACTAGCTTCGCTAGCCGTGACTTTTGCTTCAGTAGCGGTGTTATTAGCGTCTTGTGCTACTGCTTTAACGCCGTTCGCTGTTACTACCGCTGTTGCTGCATTTGACTTTGCATCACTTGCAGTAACGCTTGCCTCACTAGCCGTTTGCATTGCCGTAGTGATATTACCTTGAGCATCTTTCATATCAGACTCAAGCTTATCGGCACGAGCTTCCACACTAGCAATTCGTTTACTGTGATCAGTTAGTGAAGCTTGAATGCTAGTTGCCGTCTTAGTCAGATTAGATATATCGCCTTGCGCTGATTCAATCTGCTCTGATAGACCTTTAGCGGTTGTTTGAACCTGTGCAATGTTGCCTTGTGCATCTTTCAAGGTATCTGTCAGCTTATCGGCCTCTTGCTTTACTTGTGTAAAGTTATCCTTCAGACCGCTTATTGTCGTTGTTTGACTCTTAGCAGTTTGTTCAACTGTACTTAGACGACCATCTGCATCTTTAAGTGAAGAAGTTAAAGACGTCACTGTTTGCAAGAGTTGAGATACACTCTTACCTTGAGTAGTAAGTGTTGATGATAAGCTATCAGCTTGTGCCTTAACAGTTGCAACGTTGTTGTTCGTATCCTTCAGAATAGTGGTAAGCCCGGCTACACTATCTTGTACTTGAGCAACATTGCCTTTGATGTCGGCAATCGTTAGTTTTGTGCTATCATTGTCACTCTGTAACTCTTTGATAGTCTTCCCTTGTGCTTCAGCTTGCTTAGTGTAGCTTGCGAGTTCGTTTGCGGTCTGAGCATTCGCAGCTTGTGCTGCTTCAATATCTTTTTTATGTTGAGCAATTGTAGCGTTGATTGAAGAAACGTTAGCTGCAATTGCTTTTTTATTATCTTCAATCGCTGCTTGTGCCTTAGTAAGATTGTCATTAGCTGTTAAAATTTTTTCTTTTGCACTGGAAAGGTCAGCTTGCAGTTGCTTAGCTACTGCTTCATTAGCTGCTTGAGCAAAATTAACTTGTCCTTCAACACTAGCAACGTTTTGTCGGATTGCTTCAACGTCACTAGCAACGTTCTTAATCGCTGCCTGTGCATCTGAAATAGCTTTATCAGCCCCAGCCTTTGCTTCACTAGCTGCTGATTGCATTGCCTTAATTGCATCGGAGTTAACTTTGGAATCGTTAACTGCCTGGTTAGCTGTATTAACTGCACTAGTAGCTGTTGCCACAGCAGACTTCAAGCTTTCATTTTGCGCCTCAATTTCTTTAGCAACTTTATTATTAAAGAAATCGCCAATTTGAGCAGCCTGTTGTGGTTTAAGCAATCGCCACATTCGCAAAGCATCAATCTGACGAAAAACTAATCCTTTAGGCGTAATTACTGCGTAAAAATCCTGACCATTAGTCGAATAACCAAACGAACGACCACCACCTAGACCAGAAGTATCTTTACCAACACCGACAAATGCTCCCGGACCAACGTTAGATATATCAACATTTGTGTAGTCACGAATCATTGCCAAAGAACGAGAGGTAAGAAATTCGGGAACGGTTAGTATATGATTTTTAACATCATTATGATCAATAACGATAATTCCATATTGGCTGAATGCCTTGAAATCATCCTGAGTGTAATCTGACTTATTAATAATAATTGCTGCTCGGTATCCTAGTTGCAAGTTATTACTAAAAGCTCCAGTAATATCTTTAACATCCTTTTTACTCTGATAATTAATTACAATGTAACAACCAGTCGGATACCCTAGCGTTGATAATGATTTACCAACAAAAGCATTATCTGGATCCTCATCAACAATACAGTTAACTACTAAATCGTTACTAAGCGCAGATTGAATCAATCCACTTGTTGTTATCTTACTAGGATAGACTAATACGGCACCAACGTTATCCAGATTTTTTAGTTGATCCTGACTTGTTAGAATCATCGTCTGCGTTTTGGATGTTTTCGCCAAATGTTCTCACCTCCTGCTTAGTCCAAGTCATCTTTTGCCAATCATTAATAATCGTGCTCGTTTTTTCCGTTGAGTTATGAAATGAAGCATCGTAGTCCAAAATAGTCTTAGGATTACTATTTAGATTAATCGTAGTAGCGGTGCTATTACTATATGGATACCAAGTAAAACCTGTCACATTTACAAATGTCACATAATTAATTGGTTTAATCTCTAATCGTACTTTTTCACCAATGATTGGCTTTTCATTAGTAATCTTAGTAACAGTAATGGAGATTGAAGGATTAGGCACCATCTGCTTCAGAGCATAATCTTTCATTTGCCCTGCATCAGTTATTGTGTCATTAGTAACATCTTCGCCTTCAAAAATTCCCCAACGTTTGATAGATTCCTTGTCTCTAACTATGAATGGTTGGAAGTAATATTGAGCGCTGGTATCGTTATAAGTCTCAGTCGTAGCTGTACCACTATCATCTGATGACTTAGCAACGATCGCTGCCATTTGATCATTACGGGCAAACCAAGACGGACGATAATAATTTACCGGTTCAGTTTTACATTTTTCACCAGGCTGCGGCTCATAAATCATTGTATTATGGTCCAACATTAAAGAGATATGGTGAGTACCACCATGAGGGCCATAAAAGCCAACATCCCCAGTAGTCACTTGGCTATACGGAATTTCGTGAAAGCTTGATTCCATTGCAACGGTATAAGCCGGTATATTAATACCGAAATCTTTATATACCTGAGATACAAAGCTAGAACAATCCATTCCACTATAAGGATTACCGCCACGTGCTCCGCCAGCACCTCCCCAGACATACGGAACGCCAAGATACTTCCGTGCATCAGCAGCAACAGCTCCTGAACCAGCACCCAAAGCACCGTTGGGAAGACCTGTGTCTGCTGTTCCAGTACCACTTGAAGAATAAGTCGCACCTACTGCTCTAACTTGATTCACAATTACCGTTGTATCCGTATCTAACTGCACTTGTGAGGTGTCATGTAGATAATCAATCCGATGGCCATATGATTTATAAAACTCATCATGAGTATAGACATCAACACAGTAACCATGTGGATAAATAACTGCATCAGTCCAGGTCTCGGTAATCTTACTAATTCCCGATTTTACATCTGTTGCTTCAAATACCACTGGTTGAGCACTAAAGGTACCGTGCACAGCCCATTTCATACCAACACCATTTTTACCGTTAGCATTTCCAATATAGAATTGAAGAATTTTATCGGGAGTAACCGTAGTCGCTGTACCGTCCAACGCAATTTGGTCGGATTGACTGTTTTGCGATGAATCGGTTGGCGCGGTACCTTGTGCATCCGGATCATAAACATTAATTGCGATCCGGTGGCGAGACAACTCTGTATATACCTGTGAAGCAGATACCTGAAGTGCTGTTCCACCATTTGCTTTCATATCAGACGTTTGCTTAATCACGAAGTATTCACCATGATCGAGAATCACATTTTGACCGGTCAGCAACGAGAATGCTTCTGAGCCATCATCATAAGCAGTGAATGATAATGTATAATCGCCATTCACTGCTACGGTCCAATATAAAGAATCAGGTAAAAATGATTTTAATGCAGCGTGATGATTAAAGTTATTATGATCATACACAATTACTTTTCCATTCGATGAATAATCATTTTTCATATTAATCACCGCCTAAATCAAGTAGATAAATGGAAAACTAAACGTAATATTAGCCGATGAACAGCCCGACACGGTGAATGAGTTATTGCCTGGAGCAAGTGTAATTGTCCCATAGTCACTGTTCTCATTCATATTGTCGTCAGTAGAAGTTCCATTGTTCTTATATACGTTTAAGCCATCATAGGTTAATTGACCGCTATAGGATTTCTTATAGTTAAATCCTGTGTTATTGGTATTGTTCCGCAGATTAAAACTTCCACCACTGAATGAGAACTTGATCTTCATGTCGTGATGTTCAAAATAAGGGTCAATCGCTATATCAGATGGATTATAAACATTGAAATTCAATGAATTGTATTGGTAGCTACCGATATTTTCATTCGGAAACCCCATCGCAAATGCCACATCTGAACCATCAAAATCATGCAACTTATCACTCCGATTAACTGAAAACCAATAACCGGATGGATTATCAAACGGAATGGTAAAGTTTGCTGTATTTGCCCCTGACTCAAACGGTGCAATATCAAACGCTAATGGATAGGCGAAATAGCACTTAGCCATATTATCCGAATGCCTAATCCGGATTAATTGGCGACTGGCAAACAGTCGATAAATTTCATGTTTAGTTGCTACCAAATCTTCATAATCCATAAAATCAAGAGAAAACTGTTCATTGATTGTTCGCTTATCGAAGGTCTGATTAAGGAACTGTGAGCCATCTAATCCAGAAATTTGTTGATAATTATTAGTTATCTGTGGAGAAGATGATGAATCACTCTGACCTAAGTAAGTAAGACCAGAGATTTTATCTGTTAAACAGATTTCATCTTCATTGCCAACCTTCAGGTAGATTTTAGGGTCGCTCAATTTGTCTTACCTCCTTAGTATTGTTGTAGCTTCATACTCAACGCTTGAGCTTGTTGAATATATTGTTGATGGGGATCAAATTTACCTTGCGCCTTAGTAACTGCAATTTGAGTTTGTAGCAATTGAATCATCGTATTAATTCCACGAGTCAGCTCATCTAATTTGCTCTGAGAAGCAATGAACTGTTCCTCAGTGTAGGAGTCATCGTTAACGTGACTCTCAGTAGCACCATCTTCATGCTTAAATTGTGCCATTACTTCTGAAAGCAATTGATAAGCGCGCCCACGTTTAGCAGCATCTAATGGGATAATCATTTCTGGGCGATTCTGTTCAGCAACTTCATAAAATCCGTGAGCTGATACAAGGCCACCATTAGCCCAACCGTGACCGTTACCAACATTACCCCAGCCACCTTCACCGCCTCGTTCAAGGACGGCAATTGCAGCTAAGATTTCGTTGTAACCATTACGCCAATCCTTATGACCTGGTAAGGCATCCGCCGCCCAAGTGGAACCTGCGAATTGAAGTAAACCACGAGCTTCATTACCACCTGAGTTAACATCATGGATTCCTTGCCAAGCTAACGGGTTACCACCAGATTCGGTTTGGATTTGCCGTAGCAATTTAGCAACTTTCCATTCAGCGGGTTCAACTCCTAATTGCTTAAAGGCTCGGATGATATAAGGACGCCACCGAGCAACACCGGAACCACCAGGATTAGCTAAACTGGCGAATTGTTTTTTGATCCACTCTGCCATCTTAGTAGCAATGTATGGTGGAACACCTTCAATCAATGACTTAGCAAATTTGATATTGCTGTTAATATGACCAGTAATCATATCGTCAAAAACTGACTTAACAAAGTCGATAGGGTGTTTCAAAATATCAGGAACGTGTTCAAGTAAAGCGTCACTATCCTTAAGAATTGACTTAAAGAATGCAGTGAATCCGCCACCAAGCCCATTTGCAAAACGAGGAATCCCCATTATGTTCATCAACTTATGACTATCTTCTCCATTGAGAATTGACATCCCCTTAGGAAGATAAGTAATGAAGTTCCGCTTGTTGGGAAACGCGCCAACATGGCCCTTGTAACTATATAGTTCACGCCAATGGCTACCTTGACCATCGTTCACCATTCCAATGGTTGACTTCTTTAAGCCGTCTGGGTTACCAGCAGTACCGGTAGCAAATGTTGGAATAGCAGCCGACCAACTGCCACCTAACTTGCTAGCACCGACCTTATCAAGAATCCAGTTAATCCCGCCTTGAATATCATCAATCAAGATCTTAAATGGTTTCAAAACAAGGTTAGCTAAATCAGCCATTGCTTGAGCAGCATGTTTAGCAGCTGACTTAATGGCATCTCCAATTGAAGACATATGGCTTTGCCAAGAACTAACAACTCTTCCAAGCCCACCGTCTGTTTTATCGTTAATATCGTCATACATCGACTTGAAGATAGAACGATTGGTTCGTGATGCATCAGAAGCTAAGCGTCCAGTATCACGACCTAAATCTGACCAGTGGCCACTAACTACGTCATGCCAAACACGTGTACGGTCTTGAATTAACCGATACATATTGCCAAATGTACGCGGATGATTACGAGCCATGTTAGTAATCGTTCGTTGAGTGTTCTTACTCAACTGTTGATACCACCGTCCAACTCGTGAAGTTCCTCTTTGAGCATTACGTTCAATGCTATGCCAACCATTAGAACTATTTCGCTGAATAGTCTTCCAAGCATTCGTTACCGTCTTATTTACTGCACGTGTGAAATTATTCCAATTACGTTGATTAATCTTATTCTGACGTTGCTGTTGTTTAACCGACTGTTGATGAGCTTTAGCAATACTCTTAAAGGTACTACTAAACCACTTTCCAACGGCTTTCATGCCTTTTTTAGCATCATTAGCTAAGCCATTAACAAAATTACGAAATTTCTTACTGTGCTTATACAACAAAGTAAATCCGGCAACAACAGCTTCAATAGCCATTACCCATGGATTAAACCCGAGAGTGGCAATCTTAACAGCTGTACCAATGCCTCTAATTCCCGATGCTAATCTCGGTAACATATCTCTAAATTTACCAATACCATCAAGCAACTTGACACTCGCAAAAGCAGTTAGTAACGCACCGCCAAACACTTTAACAGTAGTTGTATGTTTACCAATAAAGGTAATGACATTAGCTAATCCAGTTGCTAGAGTACCAAGCCCTTTAGCGATAACTTGTAAGCCGCGTTGAGTATCTTTACGACCAAACGCGTTAGCCATCCCTTGAGAAGCTTTAGATAAAGCCGGAAGCATATTCCTACCAATTTCAATCTGAATAGCTTGAGAAGCATACTTGAACCGTTCTTCAGAATTCTTAGCGGAATTCATATTCTTACGGGCTAATTTACCAACGTAGTCTTCGGAATATGCCGTCTTCAACTGGTTTTCAACGTGAGCTAATGATTGACTATTCTTATCAGATAAATCGGCCGTACGAGAGAGAACTGAAGCTGCGTTTTGTGCTGTTTGGCCAAATACTTTGTTAAAGAATTCTAGTCGATCAGCTTTAGGAACGTTTTTATTAATTTCCTTGAAAATGTCATTAACATTCTTCAGTTTGCCTGACTTAGTCTTAAAGTCATCAATCGACATGTTGTACTTCTTTAACGCAGTTTTAGCTGTGTCAGTTGGTGCTGCTAAACGGGTTAAAATCCGTTGCAGTCCGGTACCAGCTTGCGTAGCTTCTAGACCATTGTTAGAAAGCACACCAAGAATTGCTGTTGTTTCTTTTAATGAAACTCCTGAAGCCTTTGCTGACGAACCAGCGTAAGTCATTGCTTCACCAATGGATTTAAAACTGGTAGAGGTTACATCAGCACCTTTAGCCAAAATATCTGCTGCTTTAGCAGTATTACGCATCATACCAGCAGTAGATTCAGAACGCATACCAAACGCTTCAAGAGTTGAAGTAGTAACTTTCATTGTGTCATCAAAATCATCTCCTGAAGCTCGTGCAGCCTCAAGAATTGATTTCATTGCACCGACAGCTTGCTTGCCATCATAGCCACGCTTGATTAATTCTTGATAACCTTGTGCAATGGTTTTCTGTGAATATCCGTAATGAACAGAATATTTTTCACCATCGGCGTACATTTGATTAACTTCGCGTTGTACAGATGCTGATTTTTCACCGGCTGTGCTCATTAAGTTCTGGTTTTCCACCATTGTTTTTTGCAGACTAGCTGCTTTATTAATAGAGGAAACTAAAGTGGCACCTACTGTTGTTGCAGTAGCTGCCAAACCAAACATATGATTCTTAATATTATCAAAACCGGCTGACATTCTTGAACTTGCCTGTGAAGCCTTATCACGCATCTTGACAATTGCGTTATCAACTCGCGTAATTCCAGTTGGCTGTAATCGATTGATTGTCGATTGCATCGACTTCATCTGGTCCTTAGTTTTAGCAATAGAAGTAGCTGTTTTATTCAACTGCTCTCGTTGCTTAATATAAGCTTCAGATGTTTTACCACTATCGTTAGCAACCTGTTTTAATAAAAACTCTTGTTTACGATACTGGCTTTGTAAATTATTAAGGCTTGAACCCAGTTGTCGGTATTTCTCAACACTTGCACTAGCAGACCTATGTTCAGCGTTTAATCGATTCACATAAGCCATTGAAGCTTCTTGTGATTGCCGATAAGCGTGCTGTAAACCGGCTAAACCAGAAGTTTGATACCTTACTGCGTTTTGTGCTCGGCTTGCCTGTGATTCGTAACTGGATAACTGCTTATTAGCTTGTTGAATCTGCTTTTCTAGCTTTAAGAATTGATCAGCCTGTTTCTTATTTGAAACATCTAATCCTTCTTGTCGCGAACGCAACTCCTGAATCTTAGCCTTTTGAAGGTCAATAACTTTGTTCAATCCGCGATAACGAGCAGTAGCAGCTTCAGTGTAATTACCAGAATTCTTTAATGCTACTTCTTGTGCACGCCAAGCATCACTAGTTCCACGAATTGCATTCCGAAAAGCGGATAGACTACCTACCGCACTAACCGCATCAACAGAAATTCGCGTTGACATTTCATTTTGTACTTTCAATCTATCCACCTCCTAATATTCGTGCTAGTTTTTTATGAGCATCCTCAGAGTTCATTGGCCTATCTTCTCGAGATTGAGCCTTCATAACTTGAAGAATTTCTAAGTAATTTTCTTTGTCTAATGTCGAAGGTGTCACTCCACTTTCGAGCATTAATCTCTTTTTCAAATAATTACGATCCTCAATTTCTTGTTGATATTGATCGATTATTCGTCTGATTTCACCGGTTGTTCTTTTGGGTGTTTCGTTTCCTCAACTTCCCTTTCAAAATCAGCAAACGATTCTGCCTTACCACCTTTAACCAGGCCGCACACATATGACATGTAAAGATTTAATGTCTGAGAATCTACGTGATTATAAATTTTATCGACTTGCTTAGTACTTAAACCAAACAAATCTTTCAAGAAATTCATAGACTTCTTCATAGCATCGCGTTCCGCTTGCAAGCTTTTAACCATATCGTCATGAGCATCAATGGAATACATTGCAATCATAATTTCATCAGCTTGATCTACTTGTGACCAGGAGCCTTCAATTTCCATTGAATTTTTTCCAATTGCTAATGGCTTAGTGTCAATTTTCATGAATTAGTTCCTCCTAAAAGCCGCCCTTGCGTATTGTTTATTTCTTAGGCGACGATTTTTATTAAACAGTTGGCTTTTTTACATCTGGTTGATTAACTTTAGTAAATGAACTGGTACCGGTAGCCTCAACATACGAAGCCATTGGGTTATCACCTTTGTAACCGCCAAATACTTCCGCAAGCATAGTGTCGTAATCAATCCAGCTGGAATCACCAGTGTTGTAATCCTTGAAGGCTTGCTGAGAACCATCGGCGTTTAGAAATACATTGTTTGGAATAGGAGCCATTGATTGATAAGTAAATGTTGCATTACTATCAGTTTCATTCTTGTTAGAAGTACCGTGATTCCGAGTAGGAATGATAACTTCTCCATTAGCAAAACAATCAAAGTGCCAGTTACCATCAAAGTCGTGGGAGGCAATCAGCAAAGCAACATGAGGCTTTTGATTAGCTAAAACACGACCACCATTAACGCTTTGATAACCAACCATCTTACTTGCGTCTTCATATGGAATATCCAACATAGTTAATGCAACTTGTGGAGTAGGAACCCCATGATTAATTCGCTTAACTTTGTTGTTAGCATATTGCTGTTGACCAGCTTCTTCTAGTGCAGTGATGTTAGCGGTAGTAGCACCGTCACCATCACCATCCCAGAGGGCAATACCTTTTTCACCAAGGCCACCCTTGCCTGGGTCTGCAATCAGGACACCTTTGTTGTCGGTAATGCCGGCCATAACAAAGTCAATCCCTTTGAATGACATACCTGCCATTATTTTCACTCTCCTTTAATCATCAAATTTTTAGCAAAATAAAAGACCTTGGATACTTGATGAGTATCAGGGTCTTGAATGTGATCTTTTGATTGTTCAACCGTCCAACCGTCTTTAACAAACAGCCGGGCTAATGCAATTTCATCATCTAATTTACTAATTCCCGAATTAAGCTTGTAGAAAATTTGTACTTCCACACCAATCGTCCAGCCTTTAAAAGTAGCATTGGCATAACCAGTTGGCTCGTTCAGCCATTCAGAAATACGTAGAATGGTTTCGTTAGTATTACCAGCCAATTCACGAGGAATAGCACCAACTACGATTCGATTAATCCATGAATAATGAGCAGAAACAATCAACTTATTTGCTTGTGTGGTTGGAAGTTCCATTGTCTCCACTCCCTTCATAGATTTTCTTTTCAGCTTCAAAAACAGCTGCTACTGATGCCCGCCGAGTATTATCAACGAAGCTATCACCAGTAATATATTTGGTGCCATCGTTTAAGAACCGTGCAATCCGGGCATGGTTAATTCCACTTTCATCTTTGCCAGTAAAACCAGCGACAGAGTTTCCATTATCTACACCATCAACGTCTTTGTTGTCAAAAGTAATCGAATCAGCCAAGTGTTTAACTTTACCAATTTTCCGACCAGCTTGATAGTGACGCTTACGAGTTTCTTTTTTTAGTGCTTCAGTATAAACGGTTGCCCCTGCTGCAGTCATCGCCTTACGCTTAGCTTGACTAGGGACAATCATCTTTTCAGTATTACGGCCAAAATCTTCTAGTAAACCAGCAAAATCAGTCATTCGCATTACCTACTTTCTCAACGTCCTGAAGAGTAATCAAATCATAGCGAATAGGCGTATGACTGTCGTCACGTGAAATCGTGACAATTTTATAAATGGTTGGTTCACCATCAATCTTGGCTAATTGATCATCTTTGACATGGTATTGGGAGCGAACGGCGACTACGATTGTGCCACTCAACTTAGTACCCAATAATTGGTATTGCTGAGTTAATGATCGTTGGTAAAAAGCACAGTGTAACTTTTGCTTGGGGACAAATACTTCTTTAGAGCCTTCTAGGGTATCAGTGGGGACGGTGTCTGTCACTCCTAATTCAATTAGATGATTGAGCCGGCTTATCGGTAGCCTCATTACTATCACCCTTTTCTTCAAAAGTATTTCTAATTCCACGCAATTGCCCAATAACGCTATTTACTGTTAGATCGATCGGATACGTTTGAGTATCCGAAAGCGCTAAGCGATTTTGAAAATATGTAGCTGCTAATGCCTTAACCGCTAAATCAACTAGCGCCTTAACCTGAGAATCATTGTAGAATCCGTTAGTATCTTTGCCAACTGCATTATGAACAAATGAATTGGCAGCAATGACGTATGAGTTCAGTAATTCATCATCGTCATTACCATCTAAATACAGAATATTCTTAACATCCTGCACAAGTAGATATAATTCGTTAACTTTACTTTCGCCCACCGTCATTCACCTCGATTACTTACCGGCTGAACTTGCTGGTGCTGCAGCAGATGTCTTCCCAGAAGCTTCTGGAGTGGTTGCTTGTTGGTTAGCAACCGTCTTAAATGAAGCAGTAGCCCAGGCACCATCATCAATAACTTCAACGTCAAATCGATCAATGACACGTACCTTGTACAAGTCATGTTCAAACGCACCGGCACCAATATTAGTTGAAAGTAATGACATATGTTCACGATCGTAGAGAGTAATTCCTTGCTTCAAATCACCATAGTAAAGTGGGTGAGCACCAGAAATATCAGGTAACCACTTATCTGCAATAACAGTAATAGTCTTACCATCTAACCGGTAAACGTCTGGTTGAGTAACATCACGTTGAAGCATGTAACGACCTTGAGCATCCTTAACTTTAGAAAGCACATTGTAACCTGATTGGTTAGTAACAAAACTTGCGCTTGGCATCAATGCAGGGTCAAGAGTGTTATTCTCTAGGTCCTTGATGTCATCAAAATTAGCAATAGTTGGCTTCTTAGCTGGCTTACCCATTGCTTCAATAATCTTAGAGTTACGAGTAACCGTGACCTTCTTAGCTACCCAGTCGGATAACCATGCAAGGATGTTTTCAACAGTATCCTTCAAGAGACTGTTAGTAACTGTTTGAATAGCCGCATAACGGTGAATAGCGTACTTAATGAGAGTTAATTCAGGGTCATCCATATCAGGAATAGCAGCTGTTTCATCATCTAAGTCACTCATTGGGGTGATGTCGCTAAGTTTTTCATATGTCCGTGAGCCAGTCATTGTAGTAACTGATTCAACATTAACAAGATTTTGAAGAGTAGCAAATTGTCGTACTAGCTTATGAATAGCGTATTGAATATCATCTGGAATAGTAAGGCCACCGTTACCAGCACCAGTCTTCCCAGAAGTAACCATATTCTTGAAGTCCTTAACAAATTGATCCTTGATATCCAATTCCTTTTTGTTTAAAGGCTTCTTATCTTCAGACTTCATGTTCTTAACTTCCATTGCCCGTGCTTCATCAAGTTGGCCCTTAATGGCATCACGTTGAGCAGTCAAGTTATCACGTTGTTCCTTTAATTCAGCAAACTTATCCTTTGAAAAGTTGTCATCAAGGACTGCTGTATTAAGCTTGGCATTTAAGTCAGAAACTTCTTGACCCTTAGAAATCCAAGCATCATTTAATTCATTAATTCCCATTAATTTCATCTCCTAATAAAATTGCCAACTTCTGGTCTTTGAGGCTAGGAGTTGGCTTCTTTTCAGTATTCTTAGGTGTTTCCACCTTATTTTCAGGCTTGGCATCTCGTGCTTTAGCCAAAAGATTTTTAACCTTACTAATTGCATTGTTACTCAAAACTGGTGTACCAATTGCATTAACTACTTGCGGTTGCGCTGAACCAGTTGAAACGTTATCTGCAAATCCCTTATCAACCGCATCTTGTGCAGTCATCCAGGTTTCATTAGACATCAACTGAAGAATATCATTTCGATCCATTCCTGTTTTTGCTTCATATGCGTTAACGATCGACTGATCGGTAACATCTAACATCTTTGAGTCATGAGTTAAATCATCCGCATTTCCCCAAGATACAGTTGAGGCCTTATGAATCATCATTTGACTGGTAGGTGACATATTAATTTCATCTCCGGCCATTGCAATTACAGAAGCAGCAGAAGCAGCTAGTCCTTGAATATTAACTACTACCTTGCCAGAGTATGCTTTTAGCATGGTATAGATCTCTGAAGCGGCAAACACACTACCACCACCAGAGGCAATATCAACTTCAACATCCCCATCGCTATTATTAAGGACGTCTTCAACCATATTAGGGCTAACACAGTCGTAACCTAACCAATCGTAGATATCAGCATCATCATTGCTAACAACGGCACCTTTTACATTAATCTTCGTCATCGTTATCACCTCCTTCCGCTGATTTATCATCCTTAGAAGTCGAGATAGGAACGGGTGGTGTACTTGCTTCAGGCATTTCTTTAGGGAAGTAGTTGCTTTCTTTAAGTAACCATGCTGCCTGATTAGCAGCAATTGTTCCGTTCTTTCGTAAGTTAGAAATCGTTGTTGCATAACTGTCACCAAGCGGGTCAATTGCAGAACGCAAATCGAGATTAATGTTTGCATTAAGCTTATTATTCAGCTCACCGGTTACAGCCTTGGCATACCTAGCTAGTGATTTTACATAAGCATTCCCCATCATTTGAATTGAAGATTGCTGGTCACCTTGACCGTTAATAATACTGTCAGAAACACCGTAAACTTTAGCGATTTGAGCACCTGTCCAGCTTACTTGATTAAGCAGTTGAGCAACATTACTTTTAACTTCAAGCGGTGTGTATTCTTCCAAGTCATCAATTACAATCGGTCCATTTTCTGACTTTGAGGTCTGCTTCATGAATTTTCGTGAACGAGAAGCCTTATCCTCATCGCTAAGCAATCCTCCGTGCTTAATCGATAAAATACCTGGAGCAATGATAGAGCGTCCCAGAGCGCTTAAAGTAAGCTTATTTGACTTATCCTTAATTTGCAGTTCATTAACTAACGCACTCAAGGGACTAATCCCAGTTTTTCCACCGTTTTGTGATAACAGTCGAATGTGGATTAAATCAGATTGAGGGACAGCTTCCATCAAACCGACTTCGGGTTCATCAAAGTTGATGTTGTAAATCAGTCCAGAACCGTCTTCTAACAAAAAAGGAGTAACTTGCGAAGGCCGCAAATACTCCCATGTCATATCTGTTCCGTTTTGATTTCGCCAACGGTAAGCAAAACATTCACCGCCTAGCAACAGTTGTGCAAACATTGATTGCCAAAAGGCATGTGCATTACTCGTCTGCGTTGGGTTATTAAGAATCCCCTGTGCTCGAGGTGCATCCGCTTTTAATTTCCCGTTTGCTAAATCAGCACTTAACTGAAAAACAATTGAATAAATGTCAGAGTTCTTCAAAGCTGTCCGGGCGTCTACATACTTATCTGAATTATCAGGATTTAAGAAGTGCAGAATATCAGTATCATCTGCAATCGATAGTCCCGGACTAACCTTTTGATTAAATAACGGCAATAGCTTTCACCTCCTTTCTATTGAAGGCTAGCTATCTTCTCCGATAGATAACCAACTAGAATCAAGCCAACAGCGATACCGAAGATACCAACTGCAAATCCCAATAAAAAACATCCCCAGATTGCAAATAAAATTGCACCAAGGAAGCAGATAATATCAAAATACTTCCAAATACTTATAAAAATATCTTTAATCATCGAGCAAACCACTATCCTTACTTTCAAACCACTTTTTAACTTGTTCTGCAGTCATTCGGTCAACTTGTTGACTCTTGTCGTTAGCAATTCCAAAGTCCTCAAAGTGATACATTCCTTGATAAAGTGCGTCAATGATTGCATCGACCACATCAATCTTGAGGGTTGCCTTTGCTTTATCAACTTGAATCCCAATTTTATCCTCATAGATTTCAGCGTTGATTAATGCCTTTTCCATAATCTTGTCGTCTAACCGACTGCAGTTACCCTCAACAAAAATCTTTTGTAAGAATTTCGTTGGGTCTTTCAGTTCGCTAGTTCGTTGCCGAATAGCTTCAAGTGGGAAATTGGTATTAATATCCATTTGCTTAATCGCATTAGTAGCTCCCCAGGCATCGTAACCGAAAAAAATCACGTGTAGGTTATTCTCTTCAACATAATTAAGTAACCAACTATAAACTTGGTCATCGTTAATTAGTCCTTGCGGGTGACTAGTAATCGTACAGTAACCTTTTTTAGCTAGCTCACGATAGTCAATGCCATCTTGCTTTTCCTTGGCTTGAATTGAGCCGGCCTTTTCCCATGGGATAAAGCTATGTTGTTCAATGTGCCACTTTTGCCGTCCATCCCCGTCTTGATAAGGATAAACAAAGGCAATTGCCGTATTATCAGAGAACATCGAGTAGTCAAAACCGATGTAAACGTCACGACCTCGAATATCAAAACTCGGAATAATCGCTCTTTCGATGTCAGATAGTTTTAGATAGCTGTTAGTAGCTTCTTGCAACCAGAGATTGAGGTTTTTATTTTGGAAGTCGTCCACTGTTCCGGCAAGCATATCAGCGTCACGTTTATCACGTAAGCCATCAAGGAGAATATCATGTTGGCTTGGTAGCCCTAGTAGAGGATTTGACTTAATCCATGTTTCTTCCTTGAAGGTTTCGTCCAGGCTATCCTGGGCCCAAATCAAGCCTAATGTCCGGTCAGCTTCCCGACTGAAGTCTTGTTCCATGACTTGTTGAATCATCTTCTGTTCCTCGTGGAAAGGCACGGACGGGTCAGGATAAGAAGTAGAAATCTCAATGTATTGATGATTAGGCACTTTAACCTGTCCAGAAACGATTTTCTTTGTTCCTTCACGGGACTTGATATTACCAACCTCATCAAAAACCGCTGTCGTAAAGTGATAAGAGTCATACTTACCAGCATTAAACGATAGCGGTCTAAGATTGTTATTAAACTTTCGCATTGAAATTCCGGTATGTTCATGAATTACCAGGTCATCTTCTTCAGCAAGCTTCTTAAAAACGGGGTGCTGGTCAATGATACTCTTCAACATATTCGCAATGTATCCGTAAAGTTTACCCGTTTGATCATAATTTTCAGCCGTTACAAGAAAGTCCTGATTAGATAGCCCCATCGATTCAATGAGGAATGAGTAGGCCATATAGATAGCCATTAAGTAGGATTTACCTTGGCCACGAGCAACCGATAAAACTACTCGAGTAAATCGCTTGGTGTTTGTATCATAGTCACGCCAACCGAATAGCATTGCAAAAATGAATTTTTGCCAAGGCATTAGTTTAGTCGGTTCTCCAGTGTCAACATTAGGAGCAATTGCGGCAAACTTCAGAATCTTATCTACTTCGTTAACATCGTAGTAGAAGTTAAAGCTTCCTCCCTGATATCGCTGTAAGTCCCGTAAGTGACGAAAACAGGCTAGCTTCATAAGATAGCCAGCTTGTACCTTCTCATCCATGACATCCAGAGCATACTTGGTAGCCGGATCAGTAAATTCCTTACGTACTCCATTAAAGCCAATATTATGATATGCACCTAGCACATCATGGCTCTGTGTTAAATCAATCATACAAGTCCAGCCTCCTTCAGCTGTTCAGCCATTGATTTCTCTTTCTTGTGACTAGCAATTCGCATCAATTCTTGTCGTCCCTTAGGCGAAAGACCGAGCTGCACACCAACCGAATTCAACTGATTAAGGGCATCCTTCATGGTGGCCACTGCTGGATTTTTCCTGAAGCCAACGAAATCTTTACCGATAATGGCACCAGTTGAATCTTGAAGAGATGAGAAAATCTTCGCTTGAATGCCATTTTCTTGAATATCTTGATAGGCATTTCGATAGATTTCGTAGTTGGCACAGTATTGTTCAACTAATCCAATATCAATTCGCTCAACTCGACCAGTAGCTTCTAAAAAGGGCACGATTTTACGCCAACAGGCACTAGCTAAAGTACCCAAATAATGCGGTGGTGTAGCCGGTAAATGCCCGTTATTCTGCTGATAATAGACCTTTTTAGCCATTCGATGCCCTCCTTTCTGCTCTGGTTAGCCCCCCTGGGTCAAAAATTTAAAAATTATCGCTTGCACGCAAGACGATTGAAATGTGTGCGCTCTTTTGTGGCAAGGGATAGGCGGGGGGATCAAAAATTTTTGAGTCAATTCCTAAAATGCCCATCGTTTTTCATTTGCCGGGCGATTTC